TTCCGATCTGTTCCTGTTGGCGCAGGAGCGGTTTTTTATTTATTTCAGCAGATCGGCAATACGGATCTTTAAATCATTGTAGATTCCCACGCTGATTTCTTCGTCAAAAGAATATTGCGTAGAATCTTCTGGCTCACCAAAACAGTAGACTTGGACGATCCGTGTCATTGGATTGACAATCCAGTATTCGCGGACACCGGCTGTACGGTACTTAAATAATTTTGTAAGGTAATCCATGCGCTGGCTGCTTGGCGATACAATTTCAATGATGAAATCAGGAGCGCCGTTGCATCCTCTGTCGTTCATTTTGTTTGGATCACATATTATGGAGATATCCGGCTCAACATAATTATAATTATCCTGATTAAGAAAAACAGCAAATGGAGCAGGATAAACCTCACAGGAACCACTATTTGATTTAATGTAGTTTCTGATGGTTGCAGATAATTCCATTACAAGTTTCTGATGCAATGGACTTGGTGGAGCCATATTGTAGATCTGACCATCAATCAGCTCGGCGCGTTGTCCATCTGGGAGAAGATAGATATCTTCAACTGTGTAGGTGTTTGGTTTTGGTAATGGCATGTGATCACGTCCTTTCTGAAAAAAGAAATATAAAAATATTATTGCCTATTGAAACAAGGATGTTTTTTGCTATACAAAGTAAATTGCGCATGCATTGAAACAGCAAAAAAATATTGGTATAATGAAAATGGCTTAAACATAACGTCTTATAGCCGATACGATGGAGGCAGTGTTCCAACGCAAAATTTCAGTTGCGTTCTGCTGAACATAGAGAGGAATCCGTTCTTGACCGTAAGGAACAATTCCTAAAATAGGCATTCCCATTCTTTTGGATTCGTCTATTTCATATTTCATCCAATCACTATAAGCAGCATACATTCCAGATATAACTAAAGTAATTTGGGCTGGACGAATCTTATCGGTTATTTTATTTGCAATATCTGTAGATGTGTAAGGTGTACCAGAAGGAAAAAGAGGTTTTTCTCTAGGTGCAGAATAATTATGGTATGAAAAATATGATGCATTATCGAGAAGATTTACTAAACGAATGTAGTCTGGTCCATATTTCCATGCGTGGCTAATAAATAAACGATAGTTATATAAGTTTGGCATAATTAACTCCTTTCTGAAACGAGGTGAATAGTTTGAAATTTAGAAAAAAACCAATAGTAATTGAAGCATATCAAACTGACGAAGAGATGATCATTCAAACACTTGAAGGCCCTTTGAGAGCCGCTCCAGGCGATTGGATTATCACTGGCATTAGAGGAGAACAGTATCCTTGTAAGCCAGATGTTTTTGAAAAAACATATGAGCCAGTTAATTAGAAGATTTCTTTGAAGAATCAGATGCAGCATTCGCTTTCCATTGGTTATTCTCGGAAGAAATAATATCTTCGATGTTTTTTATAAAAATATTCTCTATAGTAGCATCGCCAGTGGTGTAAGGTGGCGACTGGGTTAAGTATAGATGTTTATGGTATTTCAATAATTCGCTAGTTGTGCGATATTGAATCCAATTTTCATGCCATTTGTATAGTTTGGATAATGACTCGATAATGGCTATTATAGCTCCAAACACACCAATTATTATAGAAATATAAATCCGATTTGATGTATATCCTGAAAGAAGAGGAATACTAGAAGCAAGGACTATTTCTATAATTTGAGAACGTTTGTACATTTTTTGAGCGTGAGAGGATTTTTCACTATACCATTTTATCTGTGCATCCAGTCGTTGATCTATGTATTCATCAATATTCAAGTTGAACCTCCTCATAAAAAGTGTTTCTATATAATCGCATACGCGGTTATACCAATTTCATAATAGCCAACTGCGGAATAAAATACACCACATAATTATCCACCTGTTTACAGATTCCGTACTTATTCCGGTAACATTCAATACATTCTTCCAGAAATTCTTCTGTCACTTCCAGGTATTCAGCGATTTCAAACCGGTTCTGGCAGCCATGCTCAAAGGCTCGTACCAGTCCGAACAGACCGATCTGCTTGTTGTACGCCCAAAATCTTGCCTGACGTTCCTGTTTTCGGTTGGCAGCAGATGTCATGTCAAGAATATTGCCAACGGAAGTGTAGTGGTGCCCGAGTTCTTCAGCTAAAGCACATGTCTTTTCTGGAATGGTCATGTCTTCTCGGATGGCAATCTTGTTTCCCTTAATTCTTCCGTCACTTCCTTGGAGGGGCTTTTCCTTTACCAGCATTCCATCATTGTAGGCATTGTCTAAAAGTATTTCGTAAGGATTCAATCCAACACCTCCCTAGAAATTTTTATCATCCATAATATCATCATCGTGCTGGCTCATTTCGTCAGTTACTTTTATATCTGTACGTCCGTGAGCTGCTTGGACGGTAAGGGCTTCTTCCATCTGCTGATTGGTAAGAAGATTTTCTACATAAATGTTTACTTTATTTAAATTTTCAATAGATAGGTCTTTTAGTGTGGAAAACAAGTTTTCTAATGATACGACTTTTGCGGTATCAAATTTCGATACATCTATATTTTTTAAACTACTTAATTGATGAAAAGGTGATGCATACATATCATTGACAGAAATTCCGAATATTTTGCAAATTTGGAAGAGAGTATCTATGTCAATGGAATTAACTCCATTTTCCCATGAAGAAATAGCATTATGTTTAACTCCAAGTTTTTCAGCAAGTTCTTTTTGAGTTATTTTATTTTTCTTTCTATAGTAAAGTAAATTTTTTGCAACTGTTTCTTTTATATTATCACTCATTCTGCCTCCTCCTTTTAATAGGATATTACCACAATTATTTCATGGATACAAGAAAAAAACTTCACAAATCGTGAAAAAGATATTGACAATTCATAAAACATGACATAATATAAAAATAACTTCATGAAATATGAAGTTATGAATATGCGGACTGCATTGGAGCTGGGTTGATAGTTACAGAAGCATTAAAGCTCCTTTTCGAGGTGGAATGTTAACGGAGTTTCCTCGAAGCAATCAGTATAAGACAGAGCGACTATCTTATATCCAAGTTTCATCCACTTATCGGCTAATGCCTTAGAATGAAGCATTCGCTTTATAATATCACCTCCTCCCATGGGGGCGATTTGCAGTCCGCAACAATATTATAACAGAAAGGAGAAGTAAAAATGGTAGGACTTAAGATAAAAGAATACCTAGATGAAAATGGTATTAAGTACTCTTATTTGTCAGAGAGAGCAGGGATGCCGATGAATATTCTTAGTCCGACACTAAATGGAAAAAGAAAAATGAGCGCAGAAGAGTATTTTATGATTTGCGAAATACTTGGATTGCCAGCAGAAACATTTGCACCAGATAAAAAAGTGAGCAAGCAAAGTGAGTAGGAGGTGTTTAAGGTGTGGGTTCCTAAATGGTATTGGGAAAGTGCCGTCAGAAGGCAAGAAGAGTTAGAACGTAGAGTAAAACGTTTAGAACTTATTCTGTTGAAGGAAGCAGAAAATAAAATTGCCAGCCTCTCGGATAAAGAAGCTGGCAAAGAATATAGGGATGGATATTTAGCTATTGAGGAAATCGTCAATCAAGGCATTAAGACTAGAAGAATCTTTGTCGATTAAGTTATAAAGACGTATTAAATCGGAAGCATTAAAAGCATTGATAGAACTATTTGCTATTTCAATACAATATTTACTTTTTTCATCTTGAATGCGGAGCGAAAGGGTACATCCAGTAGGCGGGGAAGTTAAAGCACGCGCAGTCGCAGAAATGAATACTAAAAGCAATAATGAGCCAGTATTAAAATCAGCGATATAACTATCTTTTATAGATAAAGGATCTTTGGAAAGCTGATGTATTAGTGGATTTTCTTCGTCAGGCAATGGTTTTAAAACATCATTTTGCGTAAGTGTTCTCCAATTTAATTCATTTTTTTTGGTTTTTGTTACAGCTTTATCAATAAAATTAGATTTTTCAACTATGTCCATTGTAATTACTCCTTTTTAGATAATCTTGCTATTAGAAAATTTATATCATTTCATATTTTTGCAGTGTTTGATGGTGCGATTCCATTTTTTAAAAGATGGGTGCACCTAAATGCATGAAAGATGCAACGAGGGGATGAAATAAAAAAATACTTCATTTGATACTCAAACATTTTCGTTTGTAAAGTGTCTTGAATTTCAGCGGAAGTAAGACCATCATCCCAAATATTTTTTTGAAGTGCTATTAAATGGGCTAGGAGCGTATCGCGTTCTTCTGCGTAAGTTGTTTTTTGAGTTTCAGCTTTGATATATATTCTCCGAAATATGCCAAGCGACAATAAAAAACTTATTACAGATAGTATATCTGCAATACGACCAAAAGTACTCCAACTCATGTCAAGGACCCTCCTTATGAAAGAATATTATCATAACACGAAAGTATTTTCAATTATTTGTGACAAATAAAGAACAAGTGAGGTGATAGAATGAAAAGAATTTGTCCAACATGTTTCACAGAACTTCCAGAAGAAGCTAATTACTGTTCGACATGCGGAAAGTGTATGAGGGAAGTCGAAGAATATACAATTCAATACACAGGTGCTGCACCACAAACGAAGGAGGTTAGTATAAAAGATTGTGCTGTTTCCTTCGGAGATTTTGATGAGAAAGTGGGACAAAGAAAGATGAACAGTGCTTTAAATCAGTTAGAGATTAAAGACGGTCACATATTTTTGGATGGAATGATGTTAAAAGGTATCACCAGATTTAACCTTACCCATAAGGGAGGAGAACTAAATCCGGAATTAACCTTAAAAATGGATGTGCGCACATTACCAAAGTCTAAGGCATTACAATGTCGGATAAAAAATAGGGAGAGAGGTGATATGAGATGGCTGAAAGAATATCGATCGTAGCAGTATCGATAGCCGCATTTTTAACGGCTATCAATCAGATATCCATAATTATTACAGCAAAGCAATTATGGATGCAACAGCAGCAATTGCAGCAACAATTAGAGAGGCTACAGAAAGAACGGTCTGAATTATAAAACGTTTAGATTCTATAGCGGATTCTTTTTTGGAATCTTCCTGCATCTTTAAAAGTGTATCATGAGTTTCTTTTAAAAGAGCATCACGTTCACTTTGTTTGTTGATTTCATCAACCATCATTTGTGTGTGCCAGTTGGAATTCATGTGTAATATCTCCTTATATAAATATTTGGCATGGCGGTGCCTGTAGTTAAAAGTATAGGAGAAACAAAAATTATTTGCAACAGATGAAGAGGGAGCGCAGATTGCTTCGGCGTAACCGTGGATTATTTTCTGGAAAAGTAAGGAGGGATGAGATGGAAATAGTGGTTGTCCTGTATATTGTTGGAATTGCTTTAATAATAGGATACCTGATAAACAGATATCCCAGAGAAAGAGTAGCTATTATATTCCTTTGCGCAATCGTTGTATTACAAGTTATCCAAAAATGTCTTCATCAAAAATAAAAAGAACAATGCATATGTAACAGCTAAAAGACGTGGAGATGCGAAACCGAGTAATAGGCTAAAAAATGCAATTGCTGGTAGTTCAATCCATATAAGAGCGAATATCATACGAATTTTTGAACGATATTGCCTGTAGTTAATCCGATAAGAAATACTGCGAACAGGGAGATGAGCTTGTTTACATAGTTTGTCATATGTTTTGGAAATCTGATCGCAAATTCGGAACCATTGATTATAGCCATATTTATCCTCTTGCAGAGCAGATGGTTTTTCAAGCCAGCGAATCTCTTGACGTAAAACAGGATCAATAAGAAGAGAATGTGAGTTTTCTAATTCATAGTATTTAGAAAGAAAAGCATTTATGTCGTTAAGAGATACTTTTTTGTATAAAAAAGGTTCGATTTCTAAAAAGAGTGGATGGTATACCTTATCTAGTCTTTCACGAGCTAAAGTAGATAAATTAGAGTTTCGACTAATTAGTAATGTAAAGATGCCAAGAGTAAGAGTGACAGATGGCTCTAATAAAATATTTATAATTTTTTCTAAATCGATATTTGATACAAACGAAAGCATGATGATTATCCTTTCATAATTTGATACGAAAATTATACCAGACAGTAGTAGGACAAATCAACAAGTACAACCAGCATCGCATAAACTTCAATAGAAAGTAGGTGGTAAGCATGAAACCCGATATCGAAAAAATCATACAGGTGATGATTTCTTTATTGGAAGAACAGGAAAAAGTGAAAATTACATATACCATTGAGAAAACCGCGTAAGCGGTACCAGTTGGACAAGCAGAAGGAGGGATAAGAGATGTTTTACAAGATCGCAAAGACACTCAGCGTAACGGCAAGTATTATCGGAATCTTGATGATGGCTGGTGCGTGTTCGGTGAAAAGCCAGGAGCTGTTTTATTTATATGCAGCACTTGGAATCACAACACTTACTACTGGAGCATTTGCACTGGAATACTTCCGGATACGGGAATGGCAGTACCGGAAAAGGAAAATAAGGGAGGCGAGGGAGCATGCCAGAAGAGAAGCAGCGTAAGAGCATGAGAACGTCAGAGCTTGATAAGATGATCAACAAACTGCAGTCGCTGGAAAGGGTTGACGGTACATCCGAGTATTACAAGAATAATGCGATCGCATACTTGTCGGATCTGGCAAATTATTTGGATAGGATAGGCGTAAAGACAATAAAAATGCGCCCGGAAGTTGCAGCTTCCAGTGGCGCACATAATAAAAAACTCAACTAAATTATAGGAAAGTCGGAGGAAAAAGTCAATGATCAAAGTTGAAAATGGAGTATGTGAAATCAAAACATCAGAGGGAGTGCCTGGTATGATGACAGATCTATCAATTGCTGTCCGGAGCGTTAAAAGGATACTGATGGAAGGGTGCGATCACAGCGAAACCGAGGCGAAAAAAGTGATTGACCGGGCGGTGGAACTTGGCCTTGCAACAGATGAAGAAGCCACACAGGAAGCAATGGTGGCAATGGGTAAAGTGATGACGCTTCTGAAAAATCCGCCACTTTAGATGAAGATGTGTACCTAAAGAATTATAAAAGATAGGAGAATCAAGCGGATGAATGATAAGAATTATGAGATTAAAGAGACGATCCTTTCTTTGCCGAAGGAAAATGAAACGGATGTCTATCACAAAGAGTTAAATACAATCAGCTGGTACGGAAAGCCGGATAAGCTGGATATCAGGGGATGGTCGGATGACCACTCAAAAATGACAAAAGGGATCAGCCTTTCAAAGGATGAATTCATAGAGATTGCCCAGGCAGGGCTTGAAAAATTAGGAGGTAAAGAATAATGGCACAGATTGAACTTAAGTTTGAAAGTTTTGAGGAACTGGTGGATTTTTCAAAGAAAATCCTTGGCGTAGCAGATGAACAGGCATACCCGGTATATAGGGAAAGTAAGGGTACAAACGGAGCCCAGAGCGCAGCACCAATCCAGCAGACGCCGGCAGCTGTACCGCCTGTGCAGCCGGCAGTACCTGTACAGACGACACCGGTACAGACTGCAGCACCGGTACAGGTTGCCCCGGTAGCTCCGGTCGTACCAACTGTAGAGCATACCTATACATTGGATGATCTGGCGAATGCTGCAATGACCTTGATGGATAAGGGAATGCAGACACAGCTTCAGAACCTGCTTGCCGGATATGGCGTGGAAGCTCTGCCGGCACTTCCAAAGAACCAGTATGGCAACTTCGCAACGGCACTTCGTGGAATGGGGGCAAATATCTAATGGGACATGCAGAAAGAAGCCATGCACTTTTAGGTCCATCCGGCGCGCACCGCTGGATGGAGTGCCCGCCGAGCGCAAGACTGGAAGAACAGTTTCCGGATAGTACATCGGAAGCCGCCAGAGAGGGAACGTTAGCTCATGAGTTGGCAGAAATAAAAGTCAGACATTACTTCTATACACCAGACTTTGGA